TGCCTTCTGGCGCTCAAACTCCATGTCGGCTTGCATCTTGGCTTGCTGCATCTGCATATCAGCTTGGAATTTAGCTTGTTGCGCCTGAATGTCAGCCTGAGTTCGTGCCATCAATGCTTGCACTTCTGGAGGCATTTGCTGTTCTTGTGGTGCTGGATTAGACAGATGCTGGTCAAGCTCCGGGCTAATCGGCTTAAAGAATTCAGCGGAGTCCTTAAAGCCAGCAGCCTCGACCATGCGGCCCAAGACATTGCGGTATTGACCGAACGAAACAAACGGGTTTGCTGGCCCGTATTGACCGATCATCTGCTCTTGCTTGGCCATCACCATCTGAAGCATGGCCATCTGCTGGTCGCGGTTGCCGTTGCCCAAGCCCACGTTGATGGAGATGTCAAACTTGTTTGCCCATGTCCGAGGGTCAACAGTGATGTAAGTTCCGCGCAATCGAACGATTCGCTCTTTTTGCTGGTACTTGCTGACAAGGTGCAAGATTCCTTCAAAGAGTTCTTTAACACCCGATTCGGCAAATATACGAGCAATCAACTCCATCTTGCCAGCACCAGACTGTTGCATAGAAGCAACAGCGGCGGCGGTGACGTTTTGCAGAATGTTGGCATCCAGACCTTGGGACAACTCGGTCACGCCTGTGCGCTTGGCTTGGACAGAATCCAAGTATTGCAGCATGGGGAACGACTGCGAGGCCATGTTTTGCACTTGCAACTGCTGGACTGCGCCTTGCGACTTGGTGCGGATAACGCCACCAGCGGTAGATGTCAGCAGGTCATCAAGGTTAACTTGGCCTTCAACAGCCGTAACACGGGCGTTGTTTGTCAGATACATGTTATCCAGCATCTGGCGGGTAACAGTGGTTTTAATCAGTTGCAGGTCAACAGTGCGGTCTGCCAGTGAGTTCCCGTAAAACTTGTGCGGGATTGGCAGAGGGCAGATTGAGTAGAAAGGAACGTAGTCGGTTTCTTCGTCACTCAGAATCTCGTTGCCAGCGTAAAACACTTGGTGCAACTCAGCGATACCGTCTTCATCAGCATCGTAGTAAATGTAGCACTCAAACACCTCGATTTCTTCCATTGCGGAATCAGCGGGTTCGGTGTCGTAAGGCTGTTCGCCAGGAGAGTATCGAGCCACGCGCTCTGGGGTGTAGGCAAGGGCATCACCAGTTGGCAAGCCATTAACCACTTCATCATCAAAGCCCATTGCGATCAGGTCGCTGCGGGTGATTTGTCGGCGGTGAGCAACGAATGGCGATTGAGTGATAGTGCGGCCAGCCTTGGCAATCAGGAATTCTTCCGGCGGGATGTTGGAGATCGTGACCTTGCCAGAATCAGTCTTCTTCTTGACAACAACGTCATGAACGCCGTAAGTGGCTGGCTTGCCCATCTCGTCAAAGACAGGGTTGCCCATCGGGTCAAGGATTGGGTTTGTTTCTGTATCTTGCTCAACCACCTCGATGTCGCTATCTTGCAACAGCATGGCCAGCTCGTCATCTGTCAGACCTTCGTAAGTCTCTTTGGTAACGTCTTTTTTGTCTTCCCAAACAGCCTTAACAATGCCGTTCTTTTGCAGCAGGGCATCAAAGAACCAGTTGTGCAAAATGATAACGCCGGGGTTATCTTTCAGGAAAATGTGATTCAAGTAATCAGTGGCTTGTCTTGCGCCAGCCTCATCACCAGGGCCAACAGGGTCAGCAACAGCAATCTGGTCAGAGCCAGTAAAGATGCGAATCAGTGCAGGTAACGCGCCATCAATCGCTTCAGCAACTTCACCCGTAACGATTTGCGACTTACCTTCAACCTCATTCCCATAGGGTTGACGCAAATAAGCCTGAAGTGATTGCTTACGCTGCTCAACTGTTTCGCTTTCAATAAAGCCAATTGAATCGTCAATCGCGGCTTGGACTGCGGCTTTAAGTTCGTACTGGCTCATCTTTTGCCTTTGCTGGTCGCCCGATCTTTGGGCGTTCAGCCAATTGTAACGCCTTTACCACAGTTTCGAGCATTTCTATACGCTTTTCAAGTGCGTCCACCCGCTTTGCGTTAGTAATATCACCTTGTTTCATCATGAACATTTAGACCACCCATTTAGGAGTTTTGTTAATAGCTTTGCCCCAACCACTTATACCTTCGTCCAAACCCACCGCAACATAGCGCCAAGCGTCAGCAGCGTGAGAATGTTGGTCGTGCAATGGCTTGTTGCTGAACATCTTAGTGTTCGCGTCTACATCGTAACGATAATGCCGCAGGTTCTGCAAGCCATCAGCGCATCTTGTCTCATCAAAGAAAGCCCGGTTCATCAGCGTTCTAGCAGCGTTGATTCCATCAGCAACTGATAACTTTGGGGTTATTCTGATTGGCTTACCCATTGCCTCCAGAATATCCTTGACCGACTTGCCCGTCATATTCTTATGCTCGGCATCGTGCGGCAACCACCAATCCTTGTAAACGTAACCCTTGTCTTGCAATACCTGGGCGTAGTGGTCAATGGTCTTTTGGCAGTTCTGGTAGAAATCAATCACCCTAATCTCGCCGCCAGCGATAACCTGGACAAACCAAATCGAGGTCATATCAGCCCATCCCAAGTCCCAGAAGGTTTGCACAGGAATTGACTTATCAATGGTCAAGTCTCGGATGCGGTTGTCTTCCTGGGCTTGTCTTAGTTCGTTAGCGTACACAGCGCCATCCAGCATTTGCCGTGTATGCCCTTCCCAGACGTTCAGGTAGGAATCGACATTGCGGTCTTTCAGGTCTTCTAGCTCGTCCTTCAGCACATCAGGGAACCAAGGATTGTCAGACCAGTTGACTTTTGCAACCTTTGCCGTTGGTGGTGGATTTACAACAAACCGCTTGTAAGTGTCATCAGTATCCAGGTCAGGGTTGAACGTCACCCATATCTCAGAGTTCGGTTTGCGGATGGTAGGTATCAAAGTCTCCCATGAAACCTTAGACACCGCTTGGCCTTCTTCCACCCAACAAATGTCAACGCCCTCGAAAGACTTGATTGAAGTGATGTTGTGCTTCAGGCCAGCAAAACTAAACTCTGAGCCATTTAGACCGTATATAGCTGTGCGCTGTACGTCAAAGAAGGATTCCAATCCCATCAGCTTGATCTGGTCGCCAAGCAAAGCAATCACAGAATCAGAGATGGAGTTCTGCAATTCACGGGCGCAAAGTATCCTGGTTTGCTTTTGTACCGCAATGGCAATCAATGCTCTGGCCACCGACCAAGACTTAGCCGAGCCTCGACCACCGTAGAGAATCTTGTATCGGTGCGGCTCAAACAGGAAATCTAGCTTCTCAGGAAAATCTAGCTCAAGTTCCATCAGGGCGAACCAGCTTGATTGAAATGCCCGATACCTCTACTGGCCCACCACCGTCACCAGTTACTTCAGTGCGGTTAAGTTTAGGAGTGGCGTATTCAGCCATCTGAGCCAGCAAAGTCAAAGCAGCTTTGGGGTCTGCCTTCAGTTCTTTTTCGACACTTCCCTCGGCAACCTCTGTAAGCCACTTAGAGACGTTTTCAGCGTTATCCTCTAGCAACCTACTAACAGTCTCTCTAAACGTCTTGGTGGCCTTATTAACGCTTCCTGGTGGCCTTCCTCGACCACGGTTGGTTAAGTTTGCAGAATTGTCGCTCTGTAATTTATTCATCTTGTTTCACTCCCGTAGGTTGGTGAAGGTTAGTGCAGACTTATCTGCTGATTGTGAATCTTACTTCTTTTTGTTACGTTCTGAAATAGCTTTGGCTTTTGCCTTGGCATCTGTCTTTGAAGTTGCTCCCCATGCTTGAAGGCTTTGCAGCAATCGGGTTGGGCTTCCATCTGGCTTACGCTCTGGCCCCGGCATATTACCCATACGGGCCAAGAATGATGCCCTTCTAGGATTGTCGCCAGATTTAACTGGCGGCTTTAGATTGCTACCGGGATTCGCAGCCTCATAGGACTTGCGGCCCTTCTCGTTCAGGCCACCCTTTGGGTTCTTGCCTTCGTTGCGAGTCCAAGCGGCTGTCATTTTTTGGCAGTTTTGGCCGCAGCCTTGAAAGCAGCAGCAGTTGGCGCACCCTTAGTTCCAGGCTTTCTCATGCGCTCTGGGGTCTTGCCAGCTTCTTTCTGCTTTTCGATACGGTCACGTTTGGCTGCAATATTGGAATAGAGGCCCTTCATTTCTTGCTCCGATTGGTTGCTGTGCGGCTTCCGCGCTTGGGCATAGAACGACCTGCTTCAGACATAGCGATTGCAACTGCCTGATCTCGGCTTTTGACCTTTTGGCCAGAAGAAGAATTGAGTTTTCCTTCTTTGTACTCGCCCATCACTTTGCCGATTTTCTTGGCTGCTTTAGTGAGATTCATGTTAAACCACCTGAGTAATAGAAACATCAACTGCTGTACCAGCACGAATCACGGCAATTTTATCGCCGCCATTAACTTTGATGTACTCAACAGAATTAGGTGGCAGATGTGGGCTTGTTGTCAACGATGCGGTTGGGTTGGAGCCAGTAGCAAAATGCAAATGCCCTACACCAGTTGTAGACAAGCGGACGATTGTGCAACCAGCATCAACGGCTGTTGACTGTACGCTAGAGGTAGTAACAGTCATTACTTGGGTTGTACCCAGAGCAAAAACAGTTGTAGGGTTTCCATTCTCATCAAATTGAATTTTGCTCATTTTTTACCCTTTGGTTTAGAAAATTTCATCAACATAGACTGTGCGCCCTTGGTTTGTGCTTCCTTACGGGCTTGCGCCGCCAGCTTTTTTGCTTCCTTAAAAGCTATTGGTTTTTGGTTGGTAGTGCCCATCTCAGTCTCCTTCAGATTCGCCGTGTTCCCAACGCTTGCAAGTCTTGCCTTCACCGCAGACAAACTCAAACTTGGTGCAGTAAACGGCTTGGTCACCATAGGCTTCTTTGGCTTCTGGGGTATCGTCACCGTATTCGCAGTTAGAACACAACATACGCTTGGCTTGATCTGGGGAGATGCGCCAGTAGGTGGCAAGGCCACGCCAGTAATCGCCGGACGGCTTGCTTGGGTCTTGAGGGCCAAACATTTGGGCCTCCTCCATGTATTTGACAGTCTTGGCGTTTTGAGCCTCGTCAAATTCCATACCGTTGTCAATCTCGATAGAGATTTCCAGTTCTGTACCAAGCAAGCCGCCCATAACATTCTCCTATTAGCTATATTTTACAGCACTACCACAAACTTTTCAAATTGTACATTGGGGTTTGTCCTAATGGATAATTTTGTTGATAACTTGATAATTAGCCTGTTCACAACCTGGAGATACCATGAACAAAGAAGCTCTTGCAGATATTGCCATCGCCCTGGCCATCGGAATCTTGCTCACAATGCTGGCGCTGGAATACTTTGACGTTCTGTTTTACTGACAATCGGCCTTGCCTTGCGGTTTATGATCTGCTTCGTAACGTAGTCGGTCATATCCTCTAGCTCCTTCACGGTGCTTTGCTCTAGCTGTGCATCGTGTATTTCCATCGCCAGATTGACCGCTTGCATCTCTGGCCCTCGGAAAATGTATCTACTTGTATCTACACCACGGGTAGCCATGTCAAAAAGTGCGTCTTGAGCTGCCTTGATCTCATCTCGCCAATCGCTGCCCTTGCCGTGAATAGCATACGCTTCACACATATTCAGTGCGGCAATTAACAAATCAATCTGATCTCGGTTTCCACGGCCATGCACCATCTCTGTCAAAGCAGAATGATTTTTAGCCTTCAGCATGACCAGGGCATCACCAGTGCTGGCCACCGACTTGAAGCCAGCCAATACCCAATTTAAGTTATCCACCCGAACAGGCTTTGGCTTGTACTTGCTTTTCTTTCTCAAGCGTCATTCTCCGGCGGGGTGCAAGTGTGAATGTGAAATCCTTTTAAAAGGCGCTTTCCACATCGTTCGCAAAAGTTTCGTTCACGCATAGGTGGCGCAATGGCTGCGGACACCGCCTCCAGCCTAATAGCAGCTTCACGCTCGATGCGCTGAAACTCCTCATCTTCTTCGGTCATGGCTGCGCTTCGTTAGCGATAGCCTCATGAACGCCCTTTTGTGCGGCCATACCATCCTCAAAACCAGCGGTGTAAGCCTCATCTTGCGATTCAATGAGTTGGCGTACAAGAATCAATGATTCTTCGCATACACGCACAAGATTCTCTAAAGCGGCTTTTTCGTTTACTTTCATGGGCTATCCTTTGGTTAATGTTTGTATGTTCAGACATTGGCTTCAATTTAGGCGTTAGTGTTGTAAATACTACACACCATGTGATCTTTGAAGTCATCGTAGGCATCGTTGCTTTCCATAATCCACAGCATCTTGGCCTTGGAGTAGGCATCAAAGCGGTCTGTGATGAAAGCAGCGTACTCAGCATCTAACTGGTGTAGCTGCATCTTGTATTCGAATTCTTCTTCAGTCATGGTATTTCTCGTTGACGTTTTTGCAAGCAGAAACATACTCTTGAGTTCCGATCTGTTTGTTCAGATACAAGCAAGCCAGAGCATCCAGCAGCACTTCTCTCATTCTTTCGTTAGACATTAGAAGCCTCCCAAGCGTAGTCAGAAAAGCCAGATTCGGCCTCCATCTCCAGCGCAGTCAATTGGTCTTTAGACAGAATCCCAGTTACGTCAGTGCCATCGTAATAAACGGCATCAAGTGTGGTCATAACGGTCTTGCCTTCCTCGTCAATTTCTTCTTCAATCTTGAGATAGACAGTGACAACGCCACCGTTCAATGTTGTGCTGAATTCAAATTCGGTCATATTGATTCCTTGGTTAATGGAGACTTCATTGTGCAAGCAAAATTTAGTTTTGTGTATTAGGGGAAACCCTAATAAGCGTCCACTCCAAAAGCTCCTCTTGCGTGATGCCGTAGTGCTTAACGAAACCTTTGGTTCCCAAGCCATGCAAACCAGTGTTGCCACGATGATGTTCAGCGCATAACGGCATCAGTGTTTTGTAATCGCCCTTACCCCATCCACCAGACCTTAGATGATGAAGTTCAACAGGTGCTGGCTCATGTGGGCCATGCAGGTGATAGCAAAGGGCGCAACCTAATGCCGCCACAGCTTGCTTGTGGGCTTTCTCATCCTTCGTCATTAAACTCACCAATGCTTGTTGGCGACCACTTAACACCGCGCTCGTCACCAAATGCGTGAGCCAGGGTTATCAGTTCAGACATCTCAGGCTTCGTCATCTTGCTGGTTGACGAGCCAAGAACAACAAAGCCGCCATCAATGCCTGGAATGGCTCGTTGCTTCTTCAGGCCAGCGGTCAGCAAATCCTTGTATTCCTCTTTGGTCAGCTTCTCGCCATGCCATTGAACCTGCTTTGCCAGATCGGACAAGACAGACCACAGCAGGGCGTTTTGTTCGGTGCTTCGCTTTTGTTCTTCAATTGTCAGCACCAGCTTCTGACCAGACAGTAAAAACGGCTTTGCCTTCTGCCAAATGTCCAGCAAAACAGTGTGGCCCTGCTGTGCGTTATGCAGCGTGACTTTCACTTAACAACCCCGATCATTCGTAAAGCCGCTTCAGGGCCATCAACTCGGGCCAGAGTGCCACCCTTCCAGTTTTCAAAAAACTCTTGCTGAAGCTCTGTTAAACGCTTTCTGGGGCCATCCTTCACTTCGACCAGAAAGCTATGCCCCTTGTATCCCACCAAAAGGTCAACAGGCAAGCCGATAATCCAGACATAAGCGCCAGCATCTCGCAGTGCCTTGACAATTTCTTGCTGGTTTCCATCTACTCTTGCAGCGTATCTCATTCAAGTTCCCCTGTTCTCAGTTTGTCCATGTAGCCTCGGATTCGATCAACCGAGCCTTTTCCATAAATTCTCTCTAACCATTCCATGCGGACTTTTGTCAGCACCCGTTGCTTTGTTGTGTCCCAGGTGCGGAACAACTCACGCGCTTGGCCAAGCTCCATCAAGTAGCGGTCACTTTCATTTGATATTGTTTTTCTGCTAGATACCATTGGTAGTTACCCTTAGTCACCGCAAAAGCATGGGATAGTTTCGTCATTGCCAAAGAAATCAGTTTGGTCTTTTGCAAACTCCATCATCTGTGCGTAGCCAGCACGATCTTTGCGAAAACGTGCGCCATCAGGACGGGACGCTAACGCTAACGCTAACGCTTCCATCTTTGCCCACCATATTGCTCGTTCTGGCTTTTCCTGAATCAAACTCATGGTTTGGCTTGTACCCTTCAAAAAGCACAAATCACAATTGCCGTGATACGTCACCCCGTTAAAGTTTGGCAATCCAAGGTCAAAAGACTGATTGCGCCAAAACTCTCCAACCATTTCTTTGGAAACACCCGCCGTGACTAGCGGGGTTCTGTCTCTTGGTATCTTGGCGGCTCGTCTTGGCTCGTCTGCCCTGATTCCCACCCAACTCATGTATTCGCCCTTGGTTCTGGTTTCGCACATACCCTTAGAGAAAAGATAGTTTGCGATTGTCCTGATCTTGAGTTCAATGGTGCAAAACCTAGTGACAGGGTTTGGCAGGTAGTTTTTCTTGCGGATGACAGCCTCAAACGGTTCGCCGTTTCTGCTGGCTGTTTCGTAAGTGACTTGCTTCCACCGATCTTTTGTTTCCTCGGCATCCTGGTACTCAAGCCACACAATCGGAACATTCCAGTTTGTTTCGCAGTCGTGAACAAACTTTAAGGTTGCCTCGTCTTCCTTGCCAGTGTTAGCAAAACAAACCACAGCATCTTCTGGCAGGCTCATCTGGTGAGCCTCTAACACCTTGTAAAGCATATACGCTGAAGTTCTGCCACCGCTAAAGCTAATGCAGGTCGGCTCAAGTATTTCAAACGGGTTGGACATACATTCCTTTATCGTGCAGGTCGCCAGTTAACTCCAGCGCCTGATTGATGATGTGAAGTGGATACGGCTGGCCATCACGCACAGCGTCCAAGATTCTCATTGCTTGTTCATGCGTCACTTAACAATCTCCAAGCGGTTGCTGCACACAATGGGACTTGTCCGTTACCAATGGCTTTAAGTCTGTCCACCCTAGCGGCCACCCCATCAGCCACTCTACCCACATTGGGTTCAGTTTGCCACCATTCCCCGCGCCCATTGATCTGGCTTCCTCGATAGTTGTGTTGGCTTTGAGTTGCTCCCATGCTCCTGAACCACCGCACATACCCTTCGTTCTGGGAGTTGGCCAATTGACTTGTGCCGTCAGTGTTGGTGTGTTGCGTTTGTGTTCGCTCGGCGCATTGGTTTCTTTTGCCATGTGCGCTGTCGGAGTGGGCCAGTACTGAACTGCATAACTCAGTGGTGTCCCACCTTGTTTGTATTTTGTTGTCCTCATGCTTATGTCTGAGCTCACGGGCGTTGGCCACAATCCAAATCCTGTCTCGCTTGTGGTTTGCTCCAACATCGGCAGCGCCCATAACAGTCCATTTCGCGTCATACCCGATCTCGGTAAGGTCGCCAAGGACTCGTTCAAGTCCTCGAGTAACGAGCATTGGGCTGTTCTCCACAAAGACGTATCGGGGTCGTACTTCGCCAACCACCCGCGCCATGTGGCTCCACATTCCTGATCGCTCTCCATCAATCCCTGCGCCTTTTCCGGCTGCTGAGATGTCTTGACATGGAAACCCGCCCGAAACAACGTCAACAATTCCTCGCCACGGCTTTCCATCAAAGGTTTGTACGTCATCCCAAATCGGGAAAGGCGGGAGAAGACCGTCATTTTGTCGGACGCACAATACGCTTGCTGGATAGGGCTCCCACTCGACGGCGCAGACGGTTCGCCATCCGAGAAGTTTTCCACCAAGTATTCCTCCACCAGCACCCGCGAATAAAGCCAGCTCATTCATACCACCTTCTTTCTCAATTCAGCTATTTTTGCCAAAGTCTCAAGCGATGGTGGAACAGCCTTGATTCGGTCTTGATGTATCTTTAACAATACAGGGTCGCGGCCAGTGTGTTGGGCAGGGACTGTTGTTCGGGCAACGTCAGCAGCTATCTGGGCAAAGGTTTGCTTTGGAGCCGATTGGCGGCGAACCCAATTGCGCCATGTTGGTGTCCAAGCCAATTTCACACCTTTTTGCCCAGGTTGTGCTGTCCAGTAATCCAAGAATTCAGCAAAAACCTTTTGAGGATTCAAATCAGGCCGTTCTTGTTTACAAAAAGAAATCCATTCTTCATCCAAAACAAAGTCTACTGGCAAGCGCGAACCGCGATTGCTTGTTTTCTTCTCTGTCTCTCTCTTTGTCTCTGTCTCTCCCTCTCCCTCTGTCTCTGGGATAGCATCTTGCTTGCACTCTGCTAGCACTCCGCTAGCAACAATGAAAAAACCTTTATCAATCAACGGCTTAACGCCATCTTGATAGTCTTTGGGTGTAATGTGCAACCGAAACACAAGCTCATCCAGTGAGCCATCAAAAGTGCCATCTTTTGATTCAGATGCTAGCAACCAAAGCAATGGTGCAAGCGCCTTGCTAGCAAGTGGCAAGCACATAAACACACGGTCATTTAGGAGGTCTCGATGGAGTTTAATCCACGGTGGGCAGCGGTCTTTGTAATGTTGAAAGACGGCCCAATTTTTTGGCTGTAAAAGCATAAGTTTTCCGTTCACTGTCCTTCACTAAAAGAAACTACGGCAGGCGGGAAGGCTCGCTTTTCGGCTTGGAGATCAGGCCAAGCCTAGCCGTGTTTCAAACCACTATACCACGGTTTTAGGTGGCTCGCCAAAATATTGCTTAGTCCCGTCTGCATTGTCTTTCTTGTAGATCGTCCAAAGGTGCTTGCGTTGCAGCCTGGACATTCTGCTGTGAGGGCTTGTTGTTGGCAGCATCCTGGCAATCTCTGCCGCTGTAACTCCCTCCTTGCGTGACAACAACACCTTCAGTTTTTCAAGGTGAGTCTTCTTCTGAAACATATTGAACATTGTCATTCCTTTCGTTTGGGTGATCGTGTGTAAACCTTGTTTTTGGGCATTGCATGGCCAACGTGCCAGAAGCCGCAATGAGGGCATTTGTAAGCCTCCATCGGGTTCTCTCTGCGCCGACCAACAATGACCATTGCAAGCTCTCTGGTAGGCAACTTATCCTTGCCTGTGCATTGGGATATTTCAGCGAGTTTCATGCGCGTGAGTATGTTGTGATTTGTCTTTGGATTGTTTGTGGTTTACTATGCAGTGCAATAGTCGCCAGTTCAGCGCAAGAAAACAAAGTGCTGGAACGCGACAAATCAAAGGCATTGCCACGACTTTTTTTCGTGCCATCTGGCCACTTGTCCAGCTCAATGGGCGCATCATCTTTGACAACAACCTCGTAATAGACGTAATTCTTTTTGGCCGCCTTATCCAGCTCGGTTCGTAACAGCCTCATGTAACCATCTGCCAGCAGCTCATCCCTGATGATTGTGGGTGAAAAAGTAAACTTGGAGGCCATGTTCTTAGCTATGTGGCGATGGCTTTTACCCAGTGCGACTTGACTAAGGTAAAAACTTTTATCTTGCGATTTGGTCAATGCTGATTCTCCTGTTAAAAAGTTGTTCTAAGGTAACGACAAGAAGCGCCTTGGTTGCAGCATCTGCATCTCCAGGGTGCTTAACATATTTTGAAACCAATGATTGTGCATAGTCAAGTAATGCTTGGCTGGCTTCAAATTCGGCATGGTCATGTGTGTTCATGGCACAAAGATTATCACCAAAAAAAGTTCCGTCTATTAGGGTTTTCCCTAATATACACACCTGTTTTTTCAGTTAACAATGAAGGCTCATCAACCAAGGAGAGTCAATGAAGACTGAAGCACTGAAGACTGTTCGCCGCTTGTATTGTGTAGATGGAATTCCACGCAACTTGCAACGCCATAACTGCCAGCAATGGGTGCGATCTATTCGCTTCCTGGGAGACAAGTGGCTGCTGGCCAAAAAAGTAACGAGGGCAGAATGATTACCGAAAACGATCTGTACGCTATTGGCATGGAATCACCAACAGCCTGGGCAAAGATGGAGGAGCTTTGCAAGGCACTTAACATCCCGTACCCACCACAACAAACCAAGGAATCAAAATGAATGT